ACTCTTCCCTAATATTATTTATAAGAACGCGAAGTCCTACAACAATGCCTATGTAGTAATTGAATCAAATGATCAAGGTTCTGTAGTATGTAATGGTTTATATCATGACCTCGAATATGAGAATGTACATGTTGAATCTGCAGTCAAAGCAAATGCTATCGGTATTGAGATAACAAGAAAAACTAAAAGACTTGGATGTTCTGCAATTAAAGACATTCTTGAAAATAATAAGTTAAAAATTATCGATGAAGATACTATATTAGAAATTTCTACATTTGAAGCAAGAGGTCAATCATACGAAGCATCGGATGGCAATCACGATGATCTTATGATGAATCTTGTTATGTTTGGCTATTTTGTTTCTACTCAATATTTCTCAGACATGACAGATATTAATCTTAAAGAAATGTTATTTAAGAATAAGATGAAACAAATTGAAGATGACATAGTACCATTTGGATTTATCGATGACGGTTCTGCACATATGGAAGTACTTGAAGGCAGTGAAAAAGATAATTGGCAAATTAAAGACTTTGATCCTGATCTTGCCGGTCATGATGGCGTATTTGACAGAGATTACTAATATTATAAATAATAGCAAATATTGAAAACAACCGTATTATGTTAACATATCATTAAAAAGGAAGAACCAAAATGGCATTAGGTACACCGTCAGAAAGTCCTGCGGTTGTTGTCAAAGAGATAGATCTGACCGGTGGCGTTCCAAACGTCCAGTCAACTACTGGCGCAATCGTTGGTAATTTCCGCTGGGGTCCTGTTGAGCAAAGAGTATTAGTAGACAATGAGGCAACTCTTGTCGATACCTTTGCAACACCAGACTCAGCATCGACTGTTGACTTCCATTCTGCTCAGTATTTCTTGAGATACTCAAGTGCACTGCAAGTAGTCCGTGAAGCAACAGGTGCAGCCCTAAACGCTCGTTCACCAATAGGACAACTCGCTACAGATAGTAACGGTACACTACCTACAGAGTTTATTAAGAACGACGCTGATTGGGACATGCAACAATCCGCATTAGATTCAGATTCACACACAATCATTGCGAAATATCCAGGTGCACTGGGTAATTCAATTCAAGTTTCAATTTGCCCATCAGATGCAACTGCATTCACAGGCTGGTCATATGCTTCAAACTTTGACAAAGCTCCGGATACATCAGACTATGCATCAGATCGTAATGCAGCAGATGATGAAATTCATGTCGCAGTTATTGACCAAGATGGTAAATTTACCGGTACAAAGGGTACTGTACTTGAAACATTCCCATTCTTATCTGTAGCATCAGATGCAAAGAATATCGATGGAACCACAAACTATGCATTGGACGTAATTAACGAACGTTCAGAGTATATTTGGATGGTTGCATGGGATTCAGATTATCGCACTGCTGGCGCAGGTACAGAAGTAGACAGCGGTGATGATTTCTCAATGGGATCACCTGCAGTTATCAATCATAGCCTCTTAAAGGGAGCTAACTCAGGAGCACTTGGTACTTCTGAATTCCTAAGCGGCTTTGATCTCTTCGAAGATAAAGATCAGGTAGAAGTTGATTTCTTAATTTCACCAAGCATGAACACAACAACTGACCAAGTTACTGTTGTGAATGATCTTGTCTCAACTGCGCAATCACTTCGCAAAGATTGTATCGTTTGTGCTTCTCCAGCAAGAGATGACGTAGTTAACTTAACGAGTGCTGCAGACATTACAAATAACATTGTAACTACTGCAAATTCGTTTACTAACTCATCATACCTTGTTGCAGATAATAACTTCTTGAAAGTTTATGACAAGTACAACGATGGTTATATTCACATTCCAGCAGCTTCATCAACCGCAGGTATTTGTGCATTCACAGATCTTAACCGTGCACCATGGTTCTCACCAGCCGGTTCAAGACGTGGTCAATATTTGGGTATTACCGGTTTGGCATATACACCAAATAAATCACAGCGTGATACACTTTACAAAGTTGATGTCAACCCTATTGCTAATATTCCTGGACAAGGTACACTTCTCTATGGTGACAAGACAATGCTTGGACGTCCTTCAGCATTTGATCGTGTCAACGTACGACGTTTGTTCCTCATCCTCGAAAGAGCAATTGGTAGAGCAGCTCAACAAGTATTGTTCGAATTCAATGACGAATTTACTCGTGCCGAATTCGTCAATATCGTAGAGCCTGTCCTACGTGAGGTACAAGGTCGACGTGGAATTACAGACTTCCGTGTAGTCTGTGATGAAACAAACAATACTCCTGCAATTGTAGATCGCAATGAGTTCATCGCAAACATCTTCATCAAGCCAGCACGTTCAATCAACTACGTAACACTTAACTTCGTAGCTGTAAGAACTGGTGTTGACTTCGAAGAAGTTGTAGGCACAGTTTAAGGAGGTAGGATAAAATGGCTGTTCTCGGAGTAGACGATTTTAAGTCAAAACTGAGAGGTGGCGGTGCACGTCCCAACCTCTTTAAGGTAACAATTAACTTTCCTGGTTTCGCTAATGGCGATGCAGAATTAACATCATTCTTGGTGGAAGCTGCAGCATTACCAGGATCAACCTTCGGTATCATTCCAGTATTCTTCCGCGGAAGAGTTCTAAAAATGGCTGGTGATCGTACATTTGCTGAATGGTCAACGACCATCATCAATGATACTGACTTTGCAGTTCGCGATGCTATTGAGCGTTGGATGAACGGTATTAATGCACACTCTGCAAATACTGGTTTGACGACACCGATTGCATACGAAGCAGATCTTAAGGTTGATCAGCTCGATCGTAATGGAGACGTTTTGAAGACTTACACCTTCCGTGGTGCATATCCTCAAGACTTGTCAGAAATTGCGTTATCATATGCTGATAATGATAATATTGAAAGATTCACATGTACTTGGGCATACCAGTACTTTGAGTCGAACACTACAGACTAAATAAATAGTAAGGAGCCGGGTCCGCTCGGCTCCTATCTCTAGTTTAAGGATTTAATATGGCTGAACAAGCAGGACAAGACGGCATTAAATTATTTGGCTTTGAAATTAAGCGCGCCAAAAAGAAGGAAGATGATAAAGCTCCTTCGATAGTTCCGCCACGAGATGACGAAGGTGGTAGTTATGCTACCGCATCTGGTTCACATTATGGCCAGTATCTCAATCTTGGTGATGATGATTCAAAAGATAATTATCAACTGATTATGAAGTATCGTGGTAATGCGATGCATCCTGAAGTTGATATGGCTATTGAAGATATTGTAAACGAATCGATTACAGGATCTGAATTAGAACAGACTCTTGATATTAATCTTGAAGATGTTGAAGCTCCTGATAGAATTAAAAAAGTAATTAAAGAAGAATTTGATACCATCTATGCTATGCTGAATTTTAAAGAATTGGGTCATGACATCTTCCGTCGTTGGTATGTTGACGGTCGTATGTATCACCATCTCATACTGAATGAAGCAAATACAAAAGAAGGTATCATTGAAATCAGACCTATTGATGCTGCTAAGATGCGCAAGGTCAAAAAGATTAAGAAGAAAAAAGATCCGGTAACAGGTGCTGATATTATTCAGAACACCGAGGAATTCTTTATTTACCAAGAAAAACCAGGCTCTTCTACCAACGGTGTGAAGATGACCCCTGATTCAGTAAGTTACGTAACATCAGGTCTGTTATCAGAAGACCGTAAAAAGATTGTTTCATTCTTACATAAAGCATTGAAGCCAATTAATCAGTTGCGTATGATGGAAGATGCACTTGTTATCTATCGTTTGGCACGTGCACCAGAACGTCGTATTTTCTACATTGATGTTGGTAACTTACCACGCGGTAAGTCAGAACAATATATGAAAGATATTATGGCGAAGTATCGTAACAAACTTGTGTACGATGCAAAGACCGGTGAAATACGAGATGATCGAAAGCATATGTCAATGCTTGAGGATTTTTGGTTGCCACGTCGCGAAGGTGGTAGAGGTACTGAGATCTCTACACTTCCAGGTGGTGAGAATCTTGGTCAAATAGAAGATATTATCTATTTCCAAAAGAAAGTATATAAATCGCTAAATGTTCCTATTAATCGTTTGGAACAAGAAGCACAATTCTCTCTCGGTAGATCTACTGAAGTTAACCGTGATGAGTTAAAGTTCCAGAAGTTTATTGACAGACTTCGTATGAGATTCGCACATCTTTTCTATGGCATTCTAAAAAAACAATTAATTTTGAAAGGAATTTGCACTGAAGAAGATTGGGAATCATGGAAGAATGATATTACAGTTGACTTTGTAAAAGACAACCACTTTACAGAGTTACGTGATATTGAAGTACTTCGCGAAAGAGTACAGACACTTGATATGGTTAAAAACTATGTGGGTGAATATTACTCTAAAGAATGGATTCAAAAGAATGTTCTTATGCTTTCTGATGAAGACATTGAAAAAATGAAAAAAGAAATAGATGGTGAAACTGAAGCAGAACCTGAAGAAGAACCGCAGGACGATACTCCAGCACCAGCACAGAAATTTGAATTGAAACCTGTAAAAGGAGATGACGATGAGTGAAGCAGAAGCACAAACAATGACACCAGAACCTGAAGCAAACGAGCTGCCACCACCACATATTCGTGATATGATTCAACATGCCATGGATAATGAATTTTCAAAAGCTAATAATATCTTTGATGATTTAATGACAGTAAAATTAAATGACGTATTAGATCAAGAACAGATTCGTTTAGCAGATACCATTTATAACGGAGTAGAAGATGAAGATCCCGACGAAGACCAGCTCGAACTTGACCTTGAAGCAGAGGGCGAGCTTGAATCGGAGGAATCGCATGATGAGGAAGATGACGAAGTCGAAGATTACGAAGACGAGAACGATGATGAAGGACTCGAATTAGAAGACGAAGAAGAAGAAGAAAATTCTTCTGAGTAAAAAGTAACAAAAGTATAAATAACATAGTAAAATGAAAACTTTTACAAAACTAAGAGAACTTACCGGTAGGAAACCTGAAGGCCAATTAGTGGTCAATAAGAAGTTAGGTAGAATACAGGTAATGATCTATAAAGAACGAAATGGTTTTGTCGCCTATATTGATGGTGACAGACTTGATCGTTATAGATCAAAACAAGAAGCAGAAAAAGCTGCTACAGAATTTATAAAGGTAATTAAAAAATGAAGCTGATTGCTGAATATACTGAAGACCAACTGGAAGTTGTCACAGAGGCAACCAAAGATGGCGGTAAGAAGTATGCCATTGAAGGTGTATTCATGTCAGCCGAACAAAAGAATCGTAACGGTAGAATATATCCACGCATGGTTATGGAAGGTGCAGTTGACAAATATGTCACTGAACAGGTATCTAAAGGCCGTGCTGTTGGTGAATTAAATCACCCTGAAGGACC